CGAGCAACCTACCACCCCCCTGCATTATCGGCTACACCCCCACCCCCTAAATTTCCCACCCCATGCCTTGGAATTACACCGAACACAAAGCCCGCCTTCACTCCGATGAAGCCTACAAATTACAGTTCTACGCCAAGTGCCGAGAATGGCTTAAACGCAGGGTTCGCAACGATCCAGACTACGCACTCATCCACCGAGTTAAGCGTCGCATACAAGCCCGCAAGCGACGAAAGAAGGCCAAGCTGGAGGCGAAGCGGTTAGCCAAGGAGAAGTCAAATGTCCCAAATGAATGAACTCCAGAAGCTGAAGTTCCTGTCCACACTGGCGGGGTTCTCCAGCCACTACCTTGGGATGGACAGCCTCTACCCTTGGCAGATCCAGTGCATGGATGCACTTGATGCTGGTGGCAGAGTAGCTGTCAGGGCACCCAACGGATCGGGCAAGTCCAGCTTCTTAGTGGTACCAGCCATCATCTGGCACTGCGCCGTATTCCCTAACAGCTATGTGATTGTTACTTCTAACGTAGGCAGACAGATTAAGTCAGGCTTGTTTGCCACCGTACACAAGTACGCCTCTAAGCTGAAGGGCTGGACGGTTAACTCCAACGAGCTGATCAGCCCGATTAATGGAAGGGCGGTGGCCTTTACCACGGACGAACCCCAGCGGATGGAGGGGTGGCATCCAGAGGGCAGCACAACTGGGGGCAAGGGCAACCTGATGCTGATCTATGACGAGGCCAAGTCCATACCTGCAGAGATCTGGCATGCAGGTGAACGCACCCAACCCAACCGCTGGTTAGCTATTAGCAGCACAGGTTCAGCAAACAGCTTCTTTGCCAAGTGCTTTAGGGAACATGCTAAGTTCTGGAAGACCTTCACTATTCCCATCGGCCAATGCCCACATATTACGGACGAGTCGATTAGAAGACTTAAGGAGCTGTATGGGGACGACCACCCGCTGGTCAGGAGCATGATCCATAACGAGTTTGTGGATGAGGCTGATAACGAGACCGTGATCTCGGAAACCAAGATCCATGACTGCAGGGCTACACCCCCAACCCACTTTCCTATGGATAGGGTGGCTTTTATCGACTGGGGTGGGGCAGGGGTTGACGAGACTGCCGTGGCCATCATGGACGGGAACAAACTGTTGCCTCTAATCATCATTAAGGATCGGGACGAGATGCGTACCGTCGGACGGGTGATAAGGGAGCTGCGGGCGTTTCAGGTTAACCCCAAGCTGGTCTGGGCTGACAACGGGGGTATCGGGTCGCCCATGATTAGGCGCATGGACGAGCAGGGGTACAGCGTCAACCGTGTGAACTTTGGTACGGCTGGTTTGGCTGGGTACGCCAACAAGGCTTCCGAGATGTTGTTTACGGCAGGCAAGCTGATTGAGGACAGGGGAGTGATCCTGCCCAAGGACGACATCATGGACGGACAGCTGTGTACCCGCAGGTTCTTCTGCACATCCAATGGCAGTATCAAGCTGGAGTCCAAGGCTGAATATAAGCAAAGGACAGGTGGAAGCAGTCCAGATCGTGCGGATGCAGCTGCTGGAGCCATCTGGGCTTATGTCAAGACCAGACCGAGCTTGACCTCAAATGATGCTGGTGGTAGTCATTTGCAGACAGATGTATTCGGCAATACCATCCAAACTAACTTTGAAGATGCCAGAAGTGGCTTCGACGCTGGGGACTAAATGACCACGCAAGAGCTGTACGATGCTTTTTGCGATGACCTTAAAAAGCGAACCACTTGGGAGGATCGGCAGAAGGTTTGGTACACCATGTGCAATGGTGGACTTCGTCGTAAGCGTAAACCTTGGCCGAATGCAGCCGACCTTCACTATCCTTTAGCGAACTCGATCATCAATAAGTTCGTACCGTTTTACATAAACCAGATTTACTCAGCTGAGAATCTGGCCAGCTTTACCCCACGCAAACCTCAGATGCAGTCTCTGCGCTACGCAGCGGAGAGCTGGTTTAACTACATGCTGCGTGAGCGTTCCAATTTTGAAACCGAGATGATGGTCTATGTGTCGGCCATGCTTCGTTGCGGGATCTCGTTTATGAAGACATCTTGGGATGAAGCCAACAGGTCGGTCAAGTTTGATGCAGTTAACCCGATGTATCTTGTGTTCCCGTACTACACCAAGGACATGGAGAGCTGTGATCGGATCTGCCACATCATGGAAATTTCTGAAGGCCAGTATCGTCGCAATGAGGCGTACAAGCAGGACGATGATTTTATTAAGCGGATCAAAGGCGAGGGGAACTCGGCTGGTGCTGGGGTTCGCTCGTATGATCAGCACAAGCTAGGCAAGCAGGGTCTGACCGAGGGCAGCATGCGGGATAACATCATTATCTGGGAGTGCTACTATCGGGATGACAAGGGGAAGATCATCGTGGAGACCTTCAGCCCGCAGGCTCCTGACGAACCTATTCGCCCTAAGTTTGAGCTTCCCTATGCCCACGGGCAGATGCCGTTTGTGCCGTGCATGCTGGAGTTTACTCCAGACAAAGGTTTTTATTCCAGCCGTGGAGTTTGTGAAACGGTTGCAGCGTTTGAGGCTGCGTTGACCAAGACCATGAACGCCAAGGCCGATGCGATGAGCCTCTACAACTCACCGATGTTTTCCTCTGATCAGGACATACCCAATGTGAACAATATCAAATTCGGCACAGGGGTTCTCTTGCCCACGGGAGTTAAGCCAGTACTCATGCCCCAGCCACCGATCAGCTTTGATCAGGAGATGGTGCAGATGCGTCAGGTATCCGAGTACTTGGTATCGATGCCCGACTTTGGCCTGACGCAGGGAAGACTCGGAAGCTCCAAGCCCCGCACGGCTACCGAGGTGCAGAATATCGGACAGCTGATGGGGGTGAACACAGATCTCCGCATTAAACTTTTCAGGCTGGCGTTGAGCGAAATCTACAAGCAGGCATATGCAATCCTAGTTGAGTACGCCCACGACCAGCTTCTCTTTGAATACCAGAACCAGTTCTCGGCTGTGCCTGCCGAGGCGATCATCTTTGATTACCAGATCAAACCTTCGGGTAGTGCTGACGGTGTGAACCGAGTGATGCAGTACCAGAAGGCTTTGGTGCGGTTCCAGACTCTCCGTAACGATCCGTACATTAACCAGCCAGAACTCCGCAAGGATCTGCTGGAGGTGGACGATCCCCACCTTGTCAACCGCATGCTGATCGATCCGCAGCTCAAGAAGCAGATGCAGGCCGAAGAAGCTGGAAGCGAGAATCTGTTGCTCGACCAAGGCTTCGGTGCTGTGGCTGTTGAGCCTGCCGACGATCACGAGGTGCATGTTCAGATCCACATGGATCGACTGCAGTTGGCTGGTCAGCGTGGACAGCAGCTGGCTCAGGATAGCGGTGCTGCCTACACCCAGCACTTACAGCAACACATCCAGTTCCTTTCCCAAACCAACCCGAACCTCGCCAAGCAGATCGGCGCACAGATTATGAAGGCCATGCAGACTGAGACCAAGAATGCTCAGTTCCAGCAGATGTTACCGCAGTGAATATCGTAGACGTTGACATGTCGGATATCAGGGAAAGGCTCGCAAGAATGGAAGAGCGTCAGGTCAGCCTATGTTCCATGCTTGAGCGGAGCCTCTCTAACTACGGGGATCTTGTGAATCGGGTGACGGCACTCGAGAAACTTAAAGGACATTTCTACCTAGCAGCTGCCATTGTCGGCACGGCTGTCTCCATATCTTGGGAGTTAATCAAGACCAAGTTCTTTAACAAAGGATAATACCATGCCCAGCAATCAAGAGTTTTTCGATGCAATCAAAAATATATCGGTAGATGCCGATACGCTTAATCTCAATACCGATCAGGTGGAGAGTAAGCTCGACACGGCTAATGGTTTGCTAACTACGCTTTCTGCTGATACTGCAATCATAAAGGCCGACATGGCTGATGGTGTCGCAGTAAGAGAAACATCAACTACTGGCGCAACGCCAACTACTTTTGATAGCACATCATACGCCACAATTTCAGCGAGCAACGCAAACAGGAAGGGGCTCGCCATTTTTAATGAGGGTGCTGGATTATTATATGTAACCCTTGGGACATCCACGACAACTTCGAGCCTATATACAGTTAGGCTTTCTGCTGGTGATTATTACGAGGTTCCATTTGGATACACTGGTTTAGTGGGTGGCATATTCGCCACGGCAGGAACGGCTAGGGTGACGCAAGTTAGCTAAGGAGCGAGAGATGCCACTAACTAAAAATACATTCACGGCTTCTAGCATATCAGACTCTACAACCGCTGGAAGGGCTTTGCTGACTGCGGGTAGTGTCCAAGCCCAAAGGACTGCTTTGGATATATTTCTTTCTTATGCCAACCTAGCGTCTTTTCCCGCAAGCGGAAACCTTCAAAGACTCTATCTCGCTTTAGATACGGCAAAAACTTATGTATGGAATGGGTCTGGATACACCGAGGTAAGCCCCAACCAACACGCAAGAACTGGAACAAACAATATAGCAGTTGGGGAAACTGCTTTATCAAGTGCCTCTCTTTCTGGGTTCAGCAATACAGCAGTTGGAGCTGATGCCCTTGCATCAAACACAAGTGCAAGTTTTAACACGGCCATCGGAGCAAGCGCCCTACAAAACTGCACAACGGGAAGTGCAAACACAGCCATAGGCACACAAACTCTTATGTATAACACGGGAAGCAACAATACCGCCATAGGAGCAGAAGCTCTAAAAAATAACACAAGTGGGAGTTCAAATGTAGCCATTGGTCGTAGCGTACTTAGTGCAAACACAACTGGACAATCCAATACAGCCGTTGGATTTAATTCACTTTTTTTAAATACAACAGGTAGCAATGGCACAGCCTTTGGGCAAAGTGCCCTATCAAAAAACAGTACTGGAGATGCCAATACCGCCGTTGGCTCTGGTTCTCTTTTACAAAATACAACTGGAAGCAACAACACGGCCTTGGGAGCAGGTGCGCTTTACTTAAGTACAACTGGTGGCAATAGCACAGCAGTTGGAACAAATGCTCTGCGAAATAATACGACTGGAAGCAACAACACGGCTTTAGGCTCAAGCGCACTTGAGGCAAATACCACAGGAGAAAACAACACAGCCTTTGGACTGAATGCTCTCAAAAGCAATACAGAGGGAGTTAATAATGTTGCTATGGGAATTAGTGCATTACATAGCAACACGACTGGTTATAATAATAGTAGTTTAGGGCAGGGTTCTTTATATAACTGTACTACTGGACACTCAAACTCTGCTCTAGGACTAAATGCTGGATTTACTATAACTACTGGAAGTAGAAACACTCTACTTGGAACACAGTCCGATGTTGATGCACAATCTAGAAATAATTGCGTTGTGATTGGTGCGAACACAATCTCTCCCGCAGTTAATGGCTCCCTTTCGATAGGAGCTAATATTGGATCGGGGAATGAAATGACAAATCTAGTGACTAGCTCTGGTGGTTCTATCGCCAATCAAGACCTTATTATTTATCTCAACGGCACAAGGTATCGAATTGCCCTAAAAACATAATGCCACTCTTCCTGCTCACTATCTTACTAGGCTCATGCTCGCCAAAGCCAACTGAAAGCGACTCACAGCTTCCTAGGTATTCTGATATGTCAGCGGCTCACGATGCAATGAACGCAAAATGAGCACCGACGATCAAGCAATCCAAGCCCTCCAATACCTCCTAGACGAAGGCTTTATCTCTCTTGGGTATATCGACGGAAAGCCTTCTGTGTGTCTAACGACAAGTGTGGAGGAAGCTCAGAAGGTAATTAAAGCTATGGCAAAAGATACAGCTGATTGGTGGAAAAAATGAATTGGCTAGTTAAAGCTGCAATCTGGTTCTTCCTACCACAGCACGACAGAAATATCTTTCTCGAGGCTTGCAAGCTGGCATCCATGCAAATCGAGCAGCAGGATGACACCGAGTACTACGGTGGAACCAAGCATGCCATTGCCTATGAACGCATTCGGACGATCCTAGTGAAAAGCGGTTACGCCAAGTCAGACATAACTGGGGCAGTCATTCATATGGCTATTGCGCTCAGATATCTGCAAAGCATCCGATAGTAGTTGACTCGCCCCCGACCAGTCTTACATTACCTACATGAACTGGATTACCGAAAACTTCGCAAATATCATGGCTGTGGTTGGGGCTGTAATCGTGCTGGCTCGCATTATTGTTAAGCTGACACCAACCCCTGCGGATGATGGCGTTCTAGACAAGATCGTTGCCGTCCTTAAAACACTCGGCCTTCATATCAACGACAAGTGATTCGTCTTATTGGAGCCGTCATTGACCTCGTCTTGAGGCTAATGCCGACACCAAGGGAGCAAGTAGATTCGGCATCCAAGAAAAAGAGGGATGAGAATCAGGATAGAATCAATCGTACTTTCACTGGCACTAGCGGTATCCCTTGGTGGGTGCGCTAGTACAGGTGCGAGATATCTCCCTCCAGACACAATAACTTTCCTTACAACCGACTATCGGTTTAAGGCTGTGATGAATGGTGGGGAGGATGTGAAAGGATGGGCAAGAGATGCACTCTCAACAATCAATGAGCTTCAATACCAGCTCGAACTCGAGCGAAACAAATGATCACCCGTGCGAAGATAGAGTCCATATATCAGGATATCCTCAAGGGATTAGAGCCTACCTTCGCAGCTCGGGTGGCTGCATGGAGGGATGCGGTTATTGCGGGCGGTGTGATTCCGTATGTTTACTGCGGTCACAGGACACCACAGGAGCAGCAGGATCTATACGAGCAGGGTAGGACAAAGGCTGGGCGCATCGTCACAAATGCGATGGGCTTGCCTGTACCCCAGAGCTTTCATTGTTACGGAAGGGCGATTGACTGGGTGCCCGTATTAAAAGTTAAAGAGGACGGATACGAGGCAGACTGGGGAAACATCCATAAGTACGGCATGGGGATTGAGAACGGGAAACTCTATAACCTGCAGGCACTTACATGGGAACGTCCTCATCTGCAGGACGGGTACTTCAAGGACTGGAGAGATCTGGCAAGGCTAGAGCGTAACGAGCCAAAGCAGGAGCCAGTCGTACAGAAGACCCAAAAGAAAACTAAGATAAAAGCAGGGCTGATACCCCGCCAAAAATAATAACTGTTTAGCAGTTGACAGTAGCCAGTTGAGCTGTAGCACTTTCCACAAGTGGCGACACTATACAAATTCATCAGGGCTTTTTCCGCAGCTTGGCGTGTCTTTTCTTTTTCTAATTCATCGCAAGCGAAGTGGATCGATGAAGATCGTACCGCACTTGTTCAATTTCTAAACTCTCGGTCTGGTGCAAGACTGAAAATACTTTTGCTTGGATACTGCGCTCTTCGGGATGCCCGAGCCTGCATGGCTGGTGGCAATCCGTTTGAGGCTGGTAAGTCGATTGGCTGTCGAGAGATGGTCAGTTACCTAGACTATCTAGGTGCCAGTGATCTAAGTAAAGATTCCGAGCCTGCCAGCGAAGGGGACATGGCAGATCTCGGTCATTTAGTCCCCTAAACTTCGGGAAAGAAAGGACTCCGTTATGTCCAATGAAGCAGTATTAACCGAACCAGCAACGACACCTCAATCGGGTGAAACGAGCGGGGCAGGTAAGAGTATTGATGCTGAGTTACAGGAACTCGGAAAACTAGCAGCACAGGTCGATGGCTTTTCCGAACCCAAGGTCGAAGCACAAGCTCCCCGTAAAACAGACGGACTCCCGTCTGCGGGTCAGAAGGAAACGGCTGAAAAAGCCACTCGTCGCACAGCATCCGCAACAGATTCTGCAAGCGAAGATCCAATCACCAAGGAAATCAAAAGCCTTGATGTTGGTGAAGAACGCCAGAAAAGCCGAGATCGTCTCGGCAATCTCTGGGAGCAGTTCAATCAAAAGCAGAAGGAGTTTGCGGAGCAACGGGCAAAACTGGAACAGGAGGTTGAGCAACTTAGAGCTGCTCCTCCTCGTAATTCCCGTGAAGCCTACACACCAGAAGAACTCCGTCAGTACGCTAAGGACTGGGAGGACGAAGGTCGTGATGATCTAGCTGCCGAAGCTCGCAAAAAAGCAAATACTATCGAGGAGGATGACCTTCGCAGGTCTCGTATCCAAGCCGATCAGCAAGCTAAATTCGAGAGTCGTGTACGCCAGAACTGGGACAGTCTTGTAAAAGAGAACCCAGACCTAACGGATAAGTCTTCTGATCTATATCAGACCACTATGTCCTATATGGGACATCAAGATCCAATGGTGAAGGACTTCTTGAACCGTCATCCAGACGGTCTTGTCCTTGCCAATGCGCTGGCAAAGCTGCAACTCGCTGGGGAGTCTGCTGCGGATGTTGTGAAAGAGAACGAGCGGTTAAAGGCCGAAAATCAAAAACTGAAAGGAAGAATGTCACTTGGATCTTCCAATCCTTCTGCGCCTATGGGCGACAAGAAGATTACTGATATGAGTACAGCGGAAGCTGAGTCTTATGTCAGGAACTTGGCGATGCAAGCTGACGGCTTCTAATCAGTTCTATTGAGGTAAAACAATATGGCTATGATGACTCAAGGTAACCCAGCTTCGTTGGGGGATCAGTTTCAGGCTTTGTTCTCCAAAAAACTTCTGGACGGCGTTGCTGAAACGCTCGTTCTGAACAATTACGGAACGAAGTATGACCTGCCCTCCAACACTGGGAACAACAGCATCACCATGTTCCAGTGGAATACCACAGCCGATGGCACTAATGTGAGCAATCTGACCGAAGGAACCCCGATTTCATCTTATCGTGAAGTTGGACTCCGTAAGATCAATGTTCCCCTTACGCAAGTCGGTGAAGCACTCAAGGTCACAGATATCCTTAACTACAGCCAGCTGTTCTCAGCCCTGCAGGAAGGTATCCGTGCCTTGACGCTTGATGCGTCTCTCCACTTGGACACCGTTGTTCGTAATGCCCTTCAGGGTGTGACCGCAGCTGCTGGTATCGCAAATACTATCGCAGCAGCCCGCACTCAGGACATCTACGGCAATACCGTCAGCAAGATCTATGCTGGTGCAGCGACTGATTTCGCTACACTTGCAACCGCTGGTGCAGGCTCTACCCCTGTTTACCTGACCCCTTCCGACCTTTTGGATGCAGCTACGCTCATCCGCTTGGATAAGAATGTCAGCTTAAACGAAGAGTTTAACGCTATCGTTGATCCGACTGTCGCTGGTGATCTGCTCAAGGATTCTACCGTTGTTAACATCGCACAATACAATACCAAAACTGGTGTCTCTGACATTGTCAAAGGCCAGCTCGGTCAAATCTATGGTGTGAATGTACAACAGCACACGAATGCTTGGAAAGAATCCACTGAAGGAACTTATTCTTCATCTGGACACACGGTCTCGACATATGTTCTTACGAATGGTGCCTTTGGTACGGTCAACTACGGTGGCCAGTCCCCTTACGCTCCTTCCGTTGTTATCGTGGATAAACCCGATAAATCTGATATTCTCAACCAGAATATCTATGCTGGATGGAAAGCGCATTGGGCTGTTCAAATCTTGAACGCCAAGAAGGCTCGTGTTCTTAAGAGCAGAACTCGCACGATCAGCTCGTAACTCTTTAACTAGAGTCGTGACTTGGGGTACGTCCCCGCAAGTCTAGAGAACCCCCCAGCAATGGGGGGTTTTCTATTTACAGGATTAGCTATAACTGCTAAACAGATGGCATGCCAGCATACGAGTATCGTGAGGCTGACGGGTCTAAGACCATCAGAGTTCTTCCAGTGGAAGACAGGGACAAGTTCCCCAACAGGGTTACCGTACCTTCCAGCATTGCTTTTATCGGGACTGCCTATGATCCCACAATTACCGCAAACAAGATCAGGGCAGGGTACAAGGCTATCGAATCCAAGGGTGGATTCATCAAGACCCCAAGGCGTGTGTTTGAAAAGGCTTGGGGTAGCCACGACACCAAGACGGTTATGCGTAAGGGGACGGCAGTAAATGTCGTATAAAAGCCCAGCTTGGCAGCGCAAGGAGGGGAAAGATCCATCTGGTGGACTTAACGAGGCTGGCAGGCGTAGCTACAATCGGTCTACGGGAGGCAATCTAAAGGCACCAGCACCCAATCCAAAGACCGACAGCGATAGAGAAAGAAGGAAGGCTTTTTGCGCCAGAATGCTTGGCATGAAGAAAAAGCTGACATCTAGCTCGACAGCCAAAGATCCAGATTCACGAATCAATAAATCGCTGAGGGCTTGGAACTGCTAGGTGAAAGAGGGCAAGAAGTTCGGCGAGCTGGCCGAACAGATGTTCTGCTTGGAGGTTCTTAAGAGGGGCGGGGTTCCCTGTAAGCCTATTGGAGACTCCCAGCCATACGATTGGCTGGTTGTTTCAAGGGGTAGAATCTACAAGGTTCAGGTCAAAAGTAGCTGGATGACAGTGTTAAACAGGGTTGGATCTAGGTCTACAAGCAGGTGCAGGGTAAACGTAAGCCATAGGACATCTAAGAAGGCTGTATATAAAAAAAATGACATTGATCATATGGCTATATGGCTTGAGCCGTTTGGGTCTTGGATGATTATGCCCATAGCGAAACTTGGCAGTAAGAAGACCATGCAGGTACGGAGGGCTGATTGCGAAAGCCCCAGCTGGTCTCTTTTAGGTTTATAATAACTGCTCTTGACTGCTAAGAAGCTACCAATAGAGTACCCAAGAGATGCCGAATTTTACCAAAGGGAAGACATTTACCTCAACTGAGGAGCTGACAAACACGAAGCTCCATCAGCTTGTGGAAGATGCGAGCATGAACGTGACAGCCATCACAAGCCTCACAGCCCTTACAGATCCTGTTGCAAATACCGACACGCTTCCAATCGCTGATGACAGCGCAACAGCAATCCGCAAGGTTGCTGCCTCAAACTTTCTAAAGAAGAACGCCTCGGCAATCTTTGATGCGGGTACGACCAGAGTTACTGGTATTGCAACTCCAGTATCTGCAAGTGATGCCACGACCAAGGCGTATGTAGATTCTATTGCTGTGCTTGCTGGAAATTTACCCCAAGTAACCGCTGCGAATAATGGAGGCGTATTAGTTGTTTCTGGCGGAACTTGGACTGGAGTAGACTCAAATGCTATTGGCACTAGCCAGATCCAGCAGGGCGCAGTCATTGCCTCGAAACTGGAGGACAGCACAGTAGTGGCTGGAACTTATGGTGCCTCGACATCGATCCCGCAAATTACTGTTGACGCAAAAGGAAGGGTAACGGGCGTAATTCAAGTAAATGCAGTGCCAAGCAATTTATCTGTTAATACAGATCAGCTGGTAGACTCAGCTGTTAGGTCGGCAAAGATATATGATGGGGCGGTAACCCGACCGAAAATAGAAGATCTTGCTGTGGATAACGGTAAGATAGCAAACCTAACAATCGAGAACGGTAAAATAGCAAACTCAACAATCGAGCCAGCAAAACTAAACTCTGGTGGGGCACTTTTCTTTAGCGCAGCAGGCAATGTGGGTGTCGGCACGAATACGCCATCAACAAAGTTTCATGTAAACGGAGTTATCACTCACACCGCTGGGACTATTGGTTCTAACGCTAATGGGACAAGAACAGTTACATCAGTAACTACCACACCCACAGGCGGGGTAGATGGTGACATCGTATATGTTATTTAACCAATGCCGACTACATACATTAGAAATGGTGGAACTTGGCCGAAAGTAAAAAAAGCCTTCATAAGGAACGGTGGCGTTTGGTCTGAGATAAAGACTATTTGGGTTCGGAACTCGGGAGCATGGAGCAAATACTTCGTTAACCTAGTTACCGTAAATGTTGTTCAGTCACAGAATAACATAAACCTAAAAACCCTTTATGTTAACCAGACTGGCGAAAACCCGAGCAGTAGTGTTTCGGTCTTATTTAATATAAACGCAAATATGGGCAGTACCAGTGCGTCAACCCCATCTATTGTTACAGATTCATGGCCATCTGGATCTGAGATAACTATAAGCATTGCAAACGGTGTGTATGTTGCAGGGGCGGGTGGTGGTGCTAATACGGGGGGAGGTAGCGGGATTTCGCTGGGTCATAATGTTACAATAGTAAATAATGGTGTAATTGCTGGTGGCGGGGGTGGAGGTGGGTCTGTTGGTTATCAAGACAAGTCAGGTACGGGTGGATCGGGTGCTGGCCTAGTTAATGGATTTCTTTACAATGCAACAGCTGGTACAGGCTTTTCTGGCTCTATATTTGGATCTGCTTATTATGCCAACGCTGGTGCGGGTGGGGCTTTGGGTACTGCTGGTTCAGGTGCAAGCAGTAATTTGAATTTCGCAAGCTACGCCCCCGCTGGGGCAGGTGGTAGTTCCATACAGGCGAATGGCTACACTGCTACAATTTCTGGAAGCGGAAGCCGAATAAACTAGAAAGAAAATAAAATATGAAGCTATTGAAAAAACAAATAGGAACTATTAAATGACGCTCGACCAGATCGCCAACCAAGTCTGCATCAAGACCCACGACACATCAGTTGGGGCGGTGGCTGCTGTTAAAACATTTTGCAGGAATCGCTACCAAATGATCTGGGATAGCCAGCTTTGGGCAAACAGCATGGCTGTGACCACTCAGGCCATCAGCTCGGGAAGTTCTATTGTCACAATCTCCGACACGAACATGGATCTCCCCGTCGCAGTCAAGATCGGCACAACCGCAATCGACCCAGCCAACTACGGCTCGGCATTTATGATGGCACCAAGCTCTTTCACTGAGTCTGGCAACACAACATCCTTCGTGATCCTTTCAAGGTCTGACGCTGGAAATATCAGGCTTCAGCTTTTGAGTGCCCCATCTGAAAGCGGAACCCTTTCAGTTCTGTGCAAGACCAAGATCCGTGTAACAAACAACGGCGTGTCTGCCTATCGCTCAATGGAGCAGGATGACGATGTGTGCGTGATCAATACTGCAGAGCAAGCACTACTTACCCTTGTCGAGGCCGACATGCTGGAATACAAGCAGGCTTACGCCAAGGCTCAGGCCAAACAGTCTGAAGCCCTTACTCTTTTATCATTAGCCCGAAACGTCGAGCGTTCACAAGGTGCGTCCCGCTTCGAGGTTTCAGCTGCGTTTAACGGTGAGTGGAGCCGTGATGACTGGGACTACGGGGGAAGCACGATCAGCTTCCAATAAGCCATGCCTATTATTTTTGACGAAGCCCTAGATACGCCTCTGGTCTTCGACGGGCAGAGGCAGTTTAGCGGTGGGGAAGACTCTAACACTCAGGCGAGAATCTTGGGTGAGAACCAGTGTACCAGTCTGGTCAATGTCGAGTTAGACGAGAACGGGCTTGTTCATACTAGGCTTGGCCTTGTTCTTACTCCTTCCACTGGGGTTAACTCCTATATTAGCGGTCTGGCTTCCTACCGAAACACAAGCACAACGCAGATGGTTGCATTCTTTGGTGGGAATCTTAAGTACCTGTCAACTTGGGCTACTGGATGGCAGACTGGAGCATCATCTACATATACATCTGGGAATAGAGTCTATACGGCTACAGTAGCAGATAAGCTCTACTTTGTGGATGGCTCAGCAGCTGGTCAGCTGAAGTACTGGGATGGCTCTGCTGTGACCACCGTGCCAACAAGTGGCGCAGTATCAGCCCCTGCTGGGATTAATAGGTTAATCAGCACAAGGGGCAGGTTGTTTGCCGTAACCGAAAGCAATCCAGATACCCTTTATGTTGGTGATTTTCTGACATCTAACTTTGACACCATATTAAATGCGATAAGGATTGGTGGAGATTCATCTCCCATCACGGCAATCGTCGAATGGACTGGTGACCGTATCGCAGTCTTTAAGGAGAACAGGGTATTTGTTGTAAGTGGTATTACCCAGACTTCTGCGGGTGGTTTCTCAGTCGAAACAGTTGAGAACGCCAACGGTGCCCTGAGCCAGTCGGCAACGCTTAGGGTTGGATCTGATGTTATGTTTATGTCCCGTGACGGAGTTCGGCTTCTGAGCCGTACACTGCAGGGACAGGAGCAAGCGGTCAGCCTTCCGATATCGCTGCCAATCGAGGACAAGATCAAGCAGATCGATATTACCCAACCAAGCGAGATCTCGATGGTATTCCATGAGAACACGGTGATCCTTTCCGCAAAGACGGTGGCGGGTGGTACTATCACAGTTGCTTTTGATACATCCAACAAATGCTGGGTTGGTGAGTGGTCTGGCAGGTTCTATCCGTATTCTGGAGTTCAGGCATCCAACGGGATCACACTACCGAATACAGTTGCTGCAACTGCACTGTTTACTGGCCTCGTGATTGGAGATCGAAGCGGGAGGATTTACATGTGGAGAAGGGGACATAACTTTGGCTCTTCAACTGCTCTTACATATTCTGATGACGCATCCACGCCGAATGCTGGCGGGGTCGGAATCCCGACAAGCATTGCCACAAGAGGAATGACATTCGCCGAAGCTGGCTCGAGAAAGTTGGGTAACAAGAGCGAGATCGAGTTCTACAACTCAGATGCTGTTGCCACGATTGAATACTTAATGGACAACGGGGACTGGGAGACACTGAGTACTGCTCAAACGGCAAGCTCACCTCTTAACCTTCCGTTCAACCTTCCGCAGTACATGGACGGCTTCCCGCCAATCCAGACTCATGGTGACACTATGATCGATCTGGACTACTTCAGGGAAATCATATTTAGGGTCAGCTCGGCCTCTGGTTATCTGGCAGTCCGTGGCATGTCCATATCCGCATACCTACAGCCCTACCTAGTCACTTGACATCTGCCAACTGCTAGGCATACAGAAGCATATATATGGGAGGAGGAGGATCACAACCAGCACCAGCACCAGACCCCTACGCTGAAGATCGTGTAGATCAAAAGAGGCGTAGAGAGGCTTACGAAAAGGAGCGTCAAGAGGTTTACATTCCCAAGTCCAAGGAGATGATTGCCTCCAGCGATGCCCAGCGCAACGAGTGGTACAAGATGGTTAATCAGTACTACCGTGATACCAACCCCCTTCGTAAAGTAGCTGTCACAGATTACTCGGTTCCAGAGGATCAGCGTGGCCTCGGGGTTTGAGGAAGACTTAGACTCGATTCAGTCGTTCGTTCAGGAACACTACAGCCCCTCAATGTGTTGGGGCGATTTCAAGCCTTGGATGCGGTGGTACCGTGAAAACAAGCTGCTTGGCTATATCAAAGGTAAAGACGGAATAGAGGCTATGGCTATGGTCAGGTTTGTTGACACCGTCCAGAGGGCTATAGAAGACCCATACTACAGCGACCCCTACTGCGACATATGCTGGATCGAGCTGGTCATAGCCCCGAAGGCAGAGAACCTAGCTAGACTCATAGACCTCCTTCTTACCGTATGGGGTGATAGGCCAAAGTTCGCTGCAAGAAGGAATCACCTTGGTGGGGTTATAAAAGAGTACCCATTTTCAGTCCTGTCCAGACTCTCTTATAAAGGCTTGACCCGTCTGCTTTCAGCTTCTAAACAGATATAGATAACAAACTAATATGGGTTCACCTCCTTCACCTCCTCCTGCACCGCCACCCCCTCCGTCTGTATCTCCAGCCGACACTGGTGCAGCCAACAAGGAGGCAATGGAATACTACGCAACGATGGGGTATCCGCTTACCCTAGAAGCATATCGTCAGGGGAAGGAAGCAAGCGTACCGACTGATATCGATATCATGCGTAAGACCTCGGACGCACAGGTCGAAAACGCAATCACACTTTCAAAGAAATACGGCACCGATGCCGTAGCAGAACAACGCAGAATCTTGGAGATGGCAGACCCCGAGCGGTTTAAGGCCAACCAACAGCTCGGTGAAAAGATCTCTAGTGAACTTGCTTTGGGATCTAGCCTCTCAGCCGATCAGGCTCGTACAGCAGAACAGGATATCCGTTCTTCTCAGGCAGCTCGTGGAAACATGTATGGTAACGCAGCCAGTGCTGCCGAAGTTCTCGCTAAGTTTAACGTGGGTCAGCAACTCCAACAGCAACGGATCGCAAATACGCAGAGCTATCTAGGTCTTGCCCCGATTGCCAACGGACAGATTGGTAGCCCTTCGACTGGTGCCTCTGGCTTCTCGCCTAACACAATGCAACCCATGCAGAACGCAGCTTTCTTGGGTGGTCAGCAATACATTCAGGGTCAGGGNGTCAACGCACAGAACTATTCGACGCAGATGTCTGGCTATAATGCCCAGCTTGCCTATCAGGCTTCCACCTATCAGCCGATGGGTGCTCAGATTCTTGGGGCAGCTCAGGGCGTTGCTGGTTTGGGCATGGGAATCGCTGGACTTGTCTGCTGGGTAGCTCGTGAGGTTTACGGTGAAGACAATCCTGAGTGGATGGTGTTTAGAGAGTGGATGTTGAACATGGCACCAAAGTGGATGCTGAACGGATACATCAAGCACGGTGAACGGATTGCCAACTTTATCAGCGGTAAAACAACCCTCAAGGGATGGATCAAACGCTGGATGGATACGAAGGTAAAACAAGTTCGCAGGGCTAAGGCTATCTGCGGATACGGAGCTTAATATGCCAGATTATTACGGAGGAGTAGCACAGGCTGGGGCGTACATGATGAACTCTGGTCTGGATGCGATTACATCGCAGAGGAAGCTGGACGCAGAGAAAGAGATGCAGGCTCAAAGGATTGCAGCTCAAGAAAGAATGCAGTCAGCTAGGTCTAGTGGCGGTGGTGCTTTCAGTGACAACGATCCAGTCTCAAAGGGTGCTAGGTCTTTCACGGCAATCACGGCAGCACTTAACGCACACTCAGATGAACAGATTAACCTTATGGGTGAAATGTCGAAGCTGGACAAGATGATGCAGGAGCGTGGCTACGGAACAGATGAAGATAACACTGCAAAGCAAAGGCTACAGGCACGACTGCAGAACAGTGACTATGCCATGAAGATGATGACCAAGTCTCTTGGTGGTGGGAAGTTTGAGTACAACACGACAGATGCAGACGGATCAACTGTTAAGGCAGTATTTGATTCCGCTGCAGATCTTGAGGCTTACAAGTCCATGTTTAAGGGCAACGCACCAGAGATCGCAGCTGAGAAGAACTCAAGCATTCTTGGTGGCATCTTTGGAAGTAGGGCAACTGCACCAAGACAAGCAGCCCCAACTGGCGCAGATATTAGTCCAGTACCAGTCGAGAGAAGCAAGCCTTCGTCAACCAGCGATCAGGTTGAATCTATGATGCAGGAAAGTGGAGTTGCTGAGCCAGCGGAAAACCCAGCAGCAAGAGGTGGCACTGGTCGCCGAGTTCGTAGCAAAGAAGATATTGCGTCTGAAAGTGCGAACGCCAGTAGGATGAAAATCGAGGCACTCAAAAAAGAATTTGAATCAGTCAAAGGGCAAAAGAACGCAAAAGGAAATGTGAACACTGCAGCCATGCGTAGAATTGCAGCAGACATTATCGAGGAAGAAAAGAAGCTGAAGTCTGGTAACTGATCATGGCGATCACACCTTGGGATGACATAAAAGCCCAAGTAGGGTACGAAGAATTACCCACCGAGGGTAAAGTAGATACGATCAACAAGTACTCCCAGTACGTTCAGGAGTATTACACGCAGGTTGAGCCTAGAGATGAAAAGGAAGTTGGTCAGGCTTCTGATGAGTTTGTAAAGATTGCATCGCAGGATGCGCTGGGTGACCTCGGTGCGGTTGAGCGTGGATCTGCATTCCTTGGCAATATCTACAAGGGCGCATCTGGAACTTTCACATCAGCCTTCAAGGCAGCTGCCCTAGCCCAGCAAGCCATTGGAGAGTCTCTCGGAAACTACGATGACAACACTCCAGTCACTGAGCGTGATATCTATAAGATCGCACAGGATATCGACGAGAGTGTTAAGCAGACAACTGGCATCGAAGATCCTCGCCTACGCAATGACTTCATTAATACCCTACTGCCCCAAGGTCTTGGAAGTGCGCTGGGGTTCTTTGGTGTAGCTGCAGCTGCAGCAGCAGCTGCGCCTGAAGCAGCCGTTGGTGCTGTCGGACTTGGTACAGCAGCTGTGCTTGGAGCTGCAACAAACGCTGGGTCTACCTACGAGGAGGCAAGGCAGGCTGGGGCAAACGAGTTTACTTCGAGGGCATCAGCTCTAGCTGGCGGTGCTATCGGACTTACGGAGGCAATACCCCTTGGTGGTCTTGCTGGAAGATTGACGGCTGGAATTGCCAAGAGATCCATTCTTCGTGGTGTGGTCGAGGGGGCTACCGAAGAGTTCTTGCAGGAGACTGGTTCCCAGATGGCCAACAACTTCGTTGCCTCTAAGTTTGCTGGGTACGATCCGAACAGGGGAATCATGGATGGGGCACTGCAGTCTGGTGCGGTAGGACTCGTAACTGGAGGACTGATCGGTGGCGGTGTGAATGCAATCACCCGTGATAACGAGGCTTTCTATGCTGAGAAACTATCTGACGAGCTTAAGAGTAAAGCAGACCTAGCTGCATCACTAACTCCAGAACGACTGACACAGATTACTGAGGCAGCAAGAAACGCTAACACAACCACACAGCAGAGGATTGATATTGAGACTGGGGAAACTGAGACAACCTCAACCCCCAAGACTGTGTTCGGGGATCGGCTTGCTGGAGAAGTGCCAGACATTGGCCAGAACCCTGCGATCAATAGCGTACCCCTTGGTCGTAGCGTTAGTCAGGATGAGGATGGCAACAATACAGAGACATTTACTTTCCATACCCCTCAAGGTCTTTTGTGGGAGGCAGAGTTCAGGACGGGTGAGCCAGTCAGGGTTCGTGACGTAACCGATGACAGCCCCCTTCTAAACCCAATCACTAGCCCAGCAGATCCGAGGACTGCGACACGATCCCAGTTCACGGGTCGCATCATCTCTCCAACCAGCAGTATCGCAAAAGAGTTTGGCCTAGAGACAGAGCAGGAGATGGATCGCAGGTTGATCGCAGAAGCCCAGCGTGAGATGCAGCTTGGCAGGGTTACAGATCAAACACTTCTCCCAGACAATCAGATCATCCCAGAATCCGTGTCACGAGATGATCGTGGCGTGGCTCGTCAGGTTGTTCTTAGCAATGAGATCGAACGGCTTTACAAGATCCGTGAGGGTGTACTCGCAAGGCAGATCCTTGTCGGCGAAAACCCTAACGCTGGCACAACCGAGTACGATCCTAACACGGCTAGAGAAGTTATCAGGTACGACTCAGAGGGTAACAAGATCGAGAATAAGCAGGAGACCTCGCAGAGGGTCGCCCGACTTAATCGTATGATCGGGATGCGGGAGACTGAGCTTCGTGGACTAACGGCAAGACCAGAGGGATACATCCTAGCTTCCGAGCGCAACACGCCACCAAGCGCATCTCAGAAGCTCTCGCTTGTCCAAGGTTTCCAGAACCTGTGGAACAGCATCTCATCTCCAGCCCTACGCAATGCCATCACTTTTGAGGTGGGTGACATCACTCCCTTAATTGAATCGGGTCAGGTTCCAAAGGGTGCTGTTGCCTACTACAAGCGGGCTTCGGACGGCAGGAAGGCCATGATCTTCTTGTCGGACAAGCTGGCCACGATGCCTATGGCTCGCAGGGAAATGATCCACGAGCTTGGCCATGCTTTCTGGGACACACTCCCAGCTGGTTTGCAGGCTCAGATCAGGGGTCTATGGAAGGCCGAGACTGAGTCTAGGACTGGTGCTTTGTTTGATGAGTTTGGTGGACTGAAGGCCGAGGTGAGTCCTCGTGTCATGGAGTCAGTACAGGAGTTCTTCTCCGAGCGTCTGGCTTGGACAAACGACCAGTGGGCTAAGGGACTCAGCGAGCAGAACAGTGTAATGGACAAGGCTGGTCGTGCCTTCAGAAACCTGCTCGACAGGTTCCTTCGATACACGGGTCACGGGGAAAGGCTGAACCTAGAGTTCAGATCATTCCTAGACCAAGGTGACAGGTTTAAGGGATTACGGACAAGGGTAGAGCAGGCTGTTCGGGCTGGCCGTGCTGGCATTAACGAGGAGCCACAGACTTCGATCCGTGGCCTAGCCAAGTACGAGCAGCTGTTTGATTACACAAGGAACAACCCAGATGGATTTACTGTTGACCCTGTATCATTCAGGGTTCCAACGACTGGTTACATTGTAGCACCGTCCAAGAACACAGAGGGTATTATGCCCGTAAACATGAGCAGGGAAGAGGGCATCAAGGCTTTCAGATCCTACCTTCTCAGCAACGACGATATCTTCAGGGCTTTCGGTATTGGCCAGAGGTTGGCGAATGTTGATGGGGCGGGTGCGTACTTTGGTGGATGGATGAAGACCACAGAAAACAACGAGCCACTACCCGTAGATCAGCGTCAGTTTGTTTATGATATTTCTTTCGTTCTCGACAATAAGACCGATGCGCTTTATGTTGCTGAAAATGGCAAACAAGATGCAATCTTCGACATCTCCGCTGGGCAAACAATCGACACAGCCCCAGCAGTCAGAGACCTACGAGCCAGTGGCCTTTACACGCCCTCAGACAGGGGAAGACTACAAGAGCTGGGTGGAAAAGTTGATTACCTCGCTGGACGAAAAGGGAGTCTTCGGACAGCGGTCGAGTCCGTTAGACGAGCCGTCAACCCAGCTGTCCAAGCGAGACGAATCCAGTCTCAAGGCAGAAGCCTTCAAGAAGCAGGGTCGCCAGAAGTAGTAGCCTCGACACGGGGCGCAGTCTCCGTCGAGTCGGTGCCGTTAAGGCGTGATGGTGTAAGGATTGAGAAGCCTTCAGTAAAAGAAGTAGCCACCTTCCTTCAGCAAAGAAGTATTGAGCGAATCCAAGAGCCACTAACCAAGGACACTCCAGCCGATGTTAGAATGGCTCAGTTCCTTGTAAACATTTGGCCTGAAACTTCGTATCAGCTTCAGCAGGAAGATGCGGGGATGACTTGGTATTCGGCAGATATCGAGCAAATGGAGTCTGATCTGAACCAGCTATACCCAGAGTCTATAGGCAACAGAAAAGAGCGGATGGTTCTAATTAAGGCAATGATGGTTGCAAATTCATTTAGCCAAAACCCGAAGCAAGAAACTTTAAGTACCATGCGAATATGGGAAGCCTCGAAACAACAGTTCCCAGTTATGCCAAGGCAGAAGAACGGGAAGGGGTGGACTGTTCGTGGCAAGATTGTTGAGATTTATATGGAGCGCATTAATAAACTTGTTGCCGACAAGGGGGAGAAGGGGGCTGCTGATTGGCTGCTTTCTAAGCACACAGTTAAAGAGCTTCGAGAATACAACGAAAACGTGAAGGGCAAGCAAAGTGATATCAAGTACGGATCATACATACTTGGTCGAAAGGGTGGATCTTATCACTTAAACATGAACGGCATCTATGATGTTCTTACTGTAGATCTTCACTTTAGCAGAATGTGGAACAGAATGATGGGGACAGTATTCGACAAAAATGGTGAGATTATACAGGCACCAACTGACGCAGAGTACGATATTCAAGAGCAGGCTGTAAGATTTGCAGCAAATAAACTTGGCTTGAGTGTTGCGGAATTACAGGCAGTATCTTGGGTATATGAAATCGGACTTTGGAAGGAACTTGGAGCGAAAATTGAATACTACAAACACTCCAACGGAACAGACAAGCTCCTCAAAGACAGAGGTCTTCAGCGCAGAGAAATTGTACAAGACCTTCGAGCGGCTGAAGAAAGAAGGCAGACTGCCCTCAGTCGATCAAACGCTCTCCGTGATGGACGAGACCCGCAGCAAGTTTTACCCGAAGAAGTAAGAGCCTCCACTCGTGGGGCACAGCCTCGTAACGAGGTAATACAGCAGGCAGCTAACGACTTCTTTGAGGGCAGGATATCCAGAGAAGAACTGAACAGGATCTCCGAGGAACAGAAGCCAGCCCGTCCAGTAACATCCATCCCGATCCTCACGGATGATGAGGCAAGGTCATCTCTCGACGCTGGCAAGCAGGGGATGTACGGAGTTGCGAGAACTCTTGAGGAGGGAACTCCTGTCGGACTTCGCATTGATATCCCGTCTTATAACAGGACAGGCAACTATGTTGTGACCGTTCACAACCAAGCAGAAGGCAAGAGCAGGGTTGGTAAGGTCATTGGATACGACAGGATCGCTGCAGTAAAAGATGCGAGATTCTTTAATGCGTCAGAGAAGGTAACTCTTTCAATAGCCCAAGGATACTCGAAGACTCCACTTGCAACCGTCGAGGGTAAGTACATTCCGATGGCAAATGCGCCAGCTGGGCTACTTGAAAACTATCAGCAGGTTGGATTTGACCCACAACGTCACAGCTATTTTTATAACAAGGAGAACGGGAACCCAGTTGTCTCAGCTGACGAGGCTATTCTTATTGGCAACACTGCATTCGTTAAGGGCGCAGTTGAGGGCAACAGGGGTGACTTCTTGTTCTCTACACGGGGTGAGCAAGCCAGACAGATCCTAGAACCCGTCATCTCCTTTGGCCGTCAACAGCTCCGCACTGGCGGTGCGTTGCCATACGACATCTTCCGCATGACCGAGCAGCGTGGATTCAACGTCAACGAGAAGATGCTTCGGGCACAGAACGCAGTGTCAGATATCGAAGCAGCGGTGAAGCGTTCCTACGGCAAGTCACTCGATCAGTTGCCAGAGGTGGAGATCGCTAGAATCAACGAGGGTCTACAGAATCCCCTAGCTAGGGCTAAACTCCCAACCGATGTTGCCTCTGCCGTTGGCAATGCCCGCAACCTGATCGACAGCCTGACGCAAGACCTGCTCCGATCTGGCGCAATCTCCGAAGATCTCAAGCCCGTCCTCGAGGCGAACAAGGGTGTCTACCTAAACCGCAGCTACGAGAAGTGGGAGAACCCCAACTATAAGAATCCTTTCAACACCCTACCGAAGCAGGTGCAGAACAAGCTCGTTACCACTGTCACATCCTACCTCCACAACAAGTACGCAAATGCGTACGCCAAGGAGCAAAGCCTTGCCCGTGGCGAGGTGGCCATCAACCCTAACTCGGGAACCTATCAGGCCGACTATCAGGCTGGCCTAACCAAGGCTCGCAGTGGTGGCGTAACAAAGGCCGAGGTTGATGGTCAGATCGAATACCTTGCCTCGCCTGAAACCGACAGCCCCTTCGGCCAGATCGGTAGCGGGCTGACTAAAGACCTTTCCATCATCACAGCCAGAAAGAATATCCCCGAGGAGATCCGCATGCTGTGGGGTGAGATCAAAGATCCTCGGGTTAACTTCCTTAAGTCTGTCCAGAAGATGTCTGGGTTTCTCGAGGCACACAACATGCTCAAAGGAATGCGGGACGCTGGGATGAATAAGATCTTCTTCGCCACTCCACGCACTGGGTTCACGACCAAGCTGGTATCGGACGGAAGCAGGACTGCCAGCCCTCTGAACATGTTCATCGATGGTATGAGCAACGATGTCTACACCAGCGAGGAGATCGCCACAGCACTTCGCAATACCTTTGGTGGTCGTGCCAAGGCTCAGGACTTCTTGGGTAAGATGGGCGAGCTTTACCTTAAGGCCAACGGGTTCTCCAAGTTCGCCAAGACCGTGCTGTCCGTGCAGACGCAGGTCAGGAACTTGCTCGGCAACGGATCGTTCCTAGTCGCCAACGGATACATCTTCTCGCCCGACGGGATCACCGCACTCAACAAGCTCAAGACGCTGGCACTGCCTTCCGCTGGTACTCAGCTCGGGATTAACAAGAGCAAAGAGTTCCGTGACTACAACGCCAAGCTGACTCGGCTGGGCATCCTCGGGCAAAGCGTATTCGCCAACGAGATGGAGTCATACTTCAAGGATGCGAACGTAAGCACAGCTGCCGACTTCCTAGACAACCATGTTACTAAAGGGCTAAAGGCTATTGGCCGTGGTGCCACCAACCTTTACCAGCTGGGTGATGCCATCCCTAAGATCGTGGCCTTCGAGGTCGAGCTGTCCAGACTCAGAAAGGCTTACCCAACCCAGCCCCTGTCCAAGCTGGAGCCTATGGCAGCTGATAAAGTTCTTAACCTCCTGCCTACCTACAGCCGTATCCCTCGCCTTGGTAACGTCCTCCGCTCCCAACCTTTCGTCGGTGCTTTCATCAGCTTCCCCCNCGAGGTGGTAAGGACTGGCTACAATCTTCTCGGCACAATCAACGATGAGCTGAGAAGCGACAACCCTGCCATCCGTCAGGCTGGTGCCTACAGGCTGGCAGGAACCATGATGGCCAGCATTGGATTCAGCGCAGTCGCAGCTGGCATCGCATCTGCGATGGGCATCGATGACGATGAGGATCAGGCAATCCGCAAGCTGGATGCACCTTGGGATAAGTATGCTACCAAGCTGTACCTTGGCCGTGACGATAAGGGTAACGTCAATCAGGTCAACCTGTCCTACGTCGATCCGTACAACTACTTCCGTGACCCGATCATTGCCCTTATGAAGATGGACGGAACTTGGGATCAGAAGCTACTGGAGTCTGTGAAGACAGCCTTCCAGCCCCTGTACGGTGAGCAGATCCTAGCCAGCAAGATCCTTGATATCTCACGCAACACCAAAGGAACTACGGGTGGCAGGGTCTACAACCCAGAGGCAGACCTAGCCTCGAGGGCAGCTGCCGTATCTGCCCACATGTTTGATGCCTTCAATATCGGAACCGTTGTTTCATCCGTCAGGGTCTACAGGGGTCTTACTGGTCAGGTGACCCAGACTGGCCGTGCCTACGACCCAGCCTTGGAGACGATTGCAACATTAACTGGTCAACGAGTTGTCACTTTAGATCCTCGCCAGAGCTTGGGCTTCACTGCCCGCAAGTTCAGCAACAGGCTCAACGATGCGACTGGGATCTTTACAGCTGCCTACTACGACAGGAGCAACGTGAGCAACGAGGCAAGGCTGGAAGCCTACAGGCAGATGAGAAGCTCCCGTAAGGAGATCTTCAACGAAACGTCTGGAATCATCAGTGCAGCCATGAAGCTGGGTGTGAGCAGGGGAGAAGTGATGAGGATTCTTAAGGAGCAGGGTGTGAGCATGGATAACGCAAGGGCACTCCTGTCTGGGAATGTGGCCGTCTACAAGCCAGCCAAGAGAGAGATGAAAGGTGACGCTATTCGGTTTGGTCAACAGGTGTACGCAGAACAATAACTGCGTTACGACCAACACGCTTGCCGAAACAAGTCTCCCCACCCCTGCGTCCAAGCGCAACGAAGTCTCCGTCTTCATCCATCTCCCCAATATAGGAGTGTCTAGGGCTGGAGATAAAAACGGAACGCTCCTCAAGGCCATCCTCTTTATCAACGGAAAGGTAGCCACCGAAGTTATTGGGGATAATTTCCTGAGCAAAAGAAAGCGAACCAATGCTGAGTAATAAGATAAGTGCTAGTCTCATGGATTCAATTTACCTCAAGCTCGCAGAACTGGCAAAGAAGAGCTGTGTCATACGAAGCGGGAAGATCACCCTTAAGATCCCCGTGATCAAATACGCCGAAAACTCGTTTATCTTTTTCCTCATAGATTCAGAGGAGCAGTGCGCCATCAACCTCAACGTGAAGCTATATGATTTCTTTACATCTAGAGGCATCTGGCCAGATTTAGAGGGTGGGTACTTCATTGTCTCTGAGTTAACATTGCTTCTGGAAGCCATTGATAGTGAGTACTCTGGAGAGAAGAAGTTCAACTCTTCTACAGCGCAAAGCAGTTAGAGTAAAAGTCCATTTAGGTTTATGATCAGAATGATGGAGTGTCTGCTTCTGTCTGTTACTGTTGATATTTGTCACTATTAATCACCTCTTTTTGCAGGCATCGTTAACATTAGGTTAACAAATTTCAGGCTGGTTTATTGGATGTTGTGATCATCGAGGAAACTTCAAGTAGCCCAAGTTTCGTGCTGCAATGATCCCCGTTCTTTACCCCAAAGATAATCCCCTTCCCACCCAGCCCGTGATCGCCAATCCTAAAGGCACCGCCAAACCGCTTGGACTTATCCTTGATCAGCCACTCCTCATCCACAAAAAGAACTTCCGTACTGCTGATTTTAATCGGGGCTAAGTACCCTCCTATGATCTTCTGAATCTCCTCAAGATGCCCCTTAACCTCAATCTCTGAGATGGCTGGAGTGGCAAGCGGGTCGATCAGGATAGCTCTCATTGTAGTATCCCAATCGCATCCCGAAGGGAGTCCTTGGAAATGTGGGTATACCGCTTCGTGATAGCCCAGCTGGAGTGACCAGCTAGCTGACTGATCTGTGCCATACCAGCCTGCTTCTCTGCCATCATGGAGATAAAGGTGTGACGAAGATAATGGTGGGTCGTATTGATCCCAGCCTCCTTCATGGCGTTGGCTACCTTGGTTCCAAGGTGGTTCGCCCGAAGGGGTATAAGCCTAGCGTTGCTGACGAGATCCATCTTGGAGAAGACATCCTCGAGTACTGGGTGAAGTGGCAGCTCCTGTACTTTCGGGGAACCCTCACGGCTACCCTTTCTCCTGCGGAAGATAATCGTCTTGGAATTAAAGTCGATGTCCTCACCGTAAAGGTTCACGCAGTCACCAACCCGTGCCCCAGCGTAAAGCCCCAACAGGATGGCTAGGAGTACAGATCCCTTGGCATGACCTATCAGCGCATCGATCTCCTCCTTCTTGAGGCACCGCCTCGGGGTCTTAGGAGTTCTCTTGAATTGGATCTCAGACCAAGGGTTCTTTGTGGCAAGGCTCCTCTTGATACCCCATGTCCACAGGCTGGAAATTAAAGCACGATAAAGCTCTTTGCTGTTATCGTGCAGGTGCGAGAGGCAGGTAGACATGAACTGATCACATTCATGCACCCCAATGGATGTGACCTTCTTTACGCCCATATGCTGGCACAGTCTGTCCAGCACGGCTTTCTTCTTAGTTGCTGTATACAGGGCAAGGGAAGGCTTCGACTCCCAATACTGCCCGATCATGTCTGATACGTTGGCTGAATTGTCAACGTATGGGAGGCCATGCTTGTTACNCCCCTCCATCATTCGATACTTTTCGAGGACTGCTCTGGCTACCTCGTTGGGTGACCTTCCAGCTTGGAAGGTGGATACACCCGACTGCCTACCGTCAATACGATAGTATACATACCAGAACTGCCCCCTCTTGACCAACGATGCCATTTAGCTGGACGCTTGTTTGGCGTTGTAGGTCATTGCCTGCCTCAACATGAACACCATCTTCGGCGGGTGATTGCTCTCGGTGAGGGAGCGGGACATCTCGTCGATGGCCATCACGCTTTCGATGATGATGCTGTTCTCCGAACGGTCGAGTAACTTACTCATCCGCTCGGCTGCTTGTTTCATTTCCTTCGGGCATCTCAGCCCGATATTATACGCTAACGCACCACTGGCAGAACCAGTGACGGTTTTTGTAGCTCTTGTTTTCATAGTGACAAAATATGACAGATGACAACTGGTGTCAAATTAAAATAATTTGTAAGCAGATGTTGACATTTGGTGGCAGATTGTTACTTATCCCATATGTCACAACCAAAACAGCACCGAAAAAAGTATTCTCCAGAGGAGATTTCACGAATCAGCACACAATCTTGGTGGACTCTTCGTGACACCGCAATCTATCTAAACCGCACCTACGGATCTGTTCGCAACTGGGCTGCGAAAGTTTCTTTGAAAAGATGTCCGAACGACAAACGATTAACCTGCAAGCGTTGGGTTGATAGTGCCCTTTTGGGCAAGTCATAGGACAGCATTTGTCTAACGGCAAATGTATTATTACTAAAAAACAAAATAGAAAGGACGGGAATATATGAAAGAAGTAGGTGGATTAAAGGCAATCGATATGAAGGGGAAGGCGTATGTGATGGTGCATACACGAGTGAGCGGGTTTCATGCGATGTATCCGAACGGTAGGATCGAGACTGAGATTATTGGAGATCCAGCCAGCCATGTCTTTATGCGGGCGAAGGTGACTCCGAATGTTGAACACCCCGAGCGTTACTTTATCGGGCACAGCCAATCCAAGTGGACTGGTATGATTGCTGGGGCAGCTGCCCTAGAGGTGGCAGAGACCTCTGCAGTGGGTCGTGCGTTGGGCTTCCTTAATATCGGGATCGAGGATGGGCTTTGCTCCTCCGAGGAACTCGACAAAGCGAAGACCGTGACCCCTCAGAAGTCAGATAACATCTTCTCTCTGGAGCGGGAGCTGGTTAAGAACAAGTCCACTGAAAGCCTTGGCGAATTGACCGAGGCATTCATCAAGATGTGCGACCAGCACCAGCTGACCGATGGCGATCTCTACAAGTTTGCGAGATCCCTTAATTCTTCATCTTGTAAAAAACTTGGCATCAGCTTCCCAGCTGTTCCAGCGAAGACCGACAAGATCGATGAGCCTTTTATTGGTGTGGCTGATACCGCACTGCTCTCGGCCATCGTCAAGCACGGCAAGCTCGTGGTTGAAAGAATCAAGGGCGAAGTAAAATGACGGCCAAGTTTGGAGAATGGAAGACTAGCCCATACGGTGAACCAAGGGATGTTCGTGTCTCTAAAAAGAACTGGGATTGGGCTATTAAGAACATTCATACCAAACAACCGAAGAAGACCTCTTCGGGTAAGAAGCGTCTGCCAAGCAGACGCAAGTGTAAATAACCTATCCCCTTAAGGATATGGACTACGAAACCCAAGTATTAGCAATGGAGGCAGCTGTAATGATTATTTTCTTAGTCATTGTAGCTAAAGGATTATGAAGACAATTAAACTGGATCTCGACGAGCCACACCAGAAGTACAAGAACAAGGGCGGGGATATCCTGCCGTCTGTTACTTCGATAATCGCAAAGCATATAGCCATTCCCCAGCTGGTGCCTTGGGCGTTTGGGCTAGGCAAGAAAGGTAAGTGCCTCGAGAAAGATGGTGGTAAGAAGCGCAGGATCGGATCGATATTCCACTTCGGTACCCACGGTTTCCTAGATGGATTCAAGTGCGACTTCAGCCTGTGTGCCAAAGACGAGGTCGAGTGTGCCGAGGAGATGATCGAGGGATTTAAGAAGTGGTGGTGGAAGAGCGGTCTGGATCGCATCCACTGCGAGCTTCAGCTTGCCAGTGATAAGCACGGCTTCGGTGGAACTGTAGACCTTATCGCTCGGGATAAGCAGGGGAGGCTGGTGCTGGTTGACTTCAAGACCAGCTCATCCCTGAAGCCCCAGTACGAACTGCAGATGGCTGGTTACAAGATGCTCTACGAGGACTGCCACCCGTTCGACGAGGACATTGAGGCAGTGAAGTTACTTCGTATCGGGTACGAGAACGACATTGAGGAAAGAAACTTTGAGGACTTAACCCCGCAGATGGAGGCGTGGAAAGCGATCTTGCGCTTCCATTCTGCATACAAACAAATCGAAGATCGCACGAAAGGACAGAAAACATGGCCACGGAAACGCAAGTCAAAGGCATCAAGCTAAACCTGTTTGGAAACAAACGGGCAGAAGAAAACCCGAAGGCACCTAAGTTCGCCAGCCCTCGCAAGAAGGATGGAGAGAAGTGGGTGGACGAGGCGATTGAGATCCCTGCTGGCAAGTACAAAGCTGCTTGCTGGGTTCGGGACGATAAGAACGGCAACAAGATGTTGTCGATTACACTCACCGATGTGGGCGGTGCCGTCTCGGGTGGTGATATCTTTTAATGAAAGATAAACCATTCTGGGAAAAGGAAGCTGCTGGCAAGAGGCTTGGAAACAAGCTCTCGCCTAAAGCCAAAGCCTATGCAAAGGCCAAGGCTAAGGCTGCTGGCAGACCCTATCCCAACCTAGTGGATAACGCAGCTGCCTCTAGGAAGTACTAATCGGTAAGCCGAGATGCCAATCAATTCTTGCGCCAAGGGTAAGCGTGGAGAAAGAGCATGGAGGGATTTCCTTCGTGCCGTTGGTATCTCGGCTCGGAGGGGCAGACAGTACTCGGGTTCCCCAGACTCTCCCGATGTTGTGTCGGATGACGGCATGCACTGGGAAGTGAAGTGGGTTGAGAACCTGAATGTGTGGAAGGCCATCGAGCAGTCGGTCAGGGACTGCGGGGCTGGGAAGGTTCCAGCGGTGGCGTTCAAGAAAAACGGAACAGACTGGCTGGTTGCCATGAGAGCTGAGGATTTCCTTAAGATCAAGGGCAACTGCAAAGCAGATGAAACTAAAACGGAGGTTAAGGGAATATGGATAAAGCATTAACTGCATTGTTCTTAAGTGTTTGCATCAGCAACGCAGACCCGATCAAGGTCAGGCTAACAACCTATCATCGTGGTGAGGATTCATACACTCGAAGACTGAAGAGTGCCTCTGGCTACACGCTCAAGGAGGGCATCTCAGTTGCAGCTGACCCTCGGGTCTTTGGTTACGGGAACTGGATCTATATCGACGGCATTGGTACCCGTCAGGTTCACGACACGGGTTCTGCTGTGATCAGCAGGAAAGCAAGTGGTGGGAAATTCCCCGTGATCGATGTGTTCTTTCACAGCCGTAAGGATGCGGAAGCGTTCGCTAATTCCCACAAGTACGCACTGGTATACCGATGAAAGACTTCGCCATGTTTGACTCAGAGATCGAGGGTCGTGTCCTTGCAACCGCAATGTCCGATCCAGATGTTCATAAGGAAATCTGTGGCTGGTCTTCCGACCTGTTCGGCAATCCAGTCTCCAAGCAGCTCCACTCTTTGATGGTCAGGCTCGGTGCCAAGGGCGCACCCGCCGATCCAGTGCTGTTGGTTGGCGAGCTGAAGAATGGTGAGCGTCAGATGATGACCCACTTCGTTGGACAGCTTGCGACCAAGGATCTTGTCCCAACTGCAAAGCACCTAGCTTCCTTCGAGGACAGGCTAGTGGAGATGGCCAGACTGCGTTCGATGTATGTTGCAGCTGAGAACTCTCTGCGACTGATTAAAGATGGGGCACCATCAGCCGAAGTGTCGGCATCGATGGAGGAGTATACCAACACAACCAGCCTCGGGAGATCCAAGGGAGTTGAGATCGGGGATGCAGCCCACTCGGTAACCCAGAAGGCAAGAGACCTTATCAGGACTGGGGCTACCTACTCTGGTCTGCCCACTGGGTACTCGGAGCTGGATCATTGTATCGGCGGGCTGACCAACGGGCACCTGATCCTGCTTGCTGGGTTTACCAACATGGGCAAGTCGGCCTTCGCTATTCAGCTTTGTTACAACGCACTGAAGAACGGCAACAAGGTCGGGTATATTTCGATGGAGCTTACGGCTGGTGACATTGCCGAGCGTATGATCGCACTGTCCGAGAGGTTCAGCACGGATGAGCTGAGAACACTTGGAAGCATTACGCCAGATCAGCTGGCAACGCTGGACTCCGTTGCGAACGAGATGCGGGAACTCCCGCTGGTGGTGATGGATCGCCCGACATGGTCGGTCAACGAGATCAGGGCTGAGGCCAGAAGGCTGAAGCGTAAGGGGTGCAAGCTCCTCGTCATCGATCTACTCGGCAAGGTCAGCGTCGATACCAAGAAGCAGGACAGCAGGGCTAGGGAGCTTGAACTTGTGGCTGTGCATACCAAGGCACTTGCCAAGGAGCTGGACATTCCGATCCTCGGTTGCGTCCAGCTGAACAGGCAGTCTGTCTACGACTCACAGGCAGAGCTTCACCATCTAAAGGACTCCAACGGACTGGCCGAGAATGCCGATGAAGTTCTCATCCTTGACCGCAGGAACCCCAAGATTAACGACTTCAAGCTATTTGTTAAGGTGAGGAAGTCTCGTCGTGGATCGAACCACTCGGACATCCCATTCAAGTTTAACCCGAAGCACCAGAGCTTCCGTTACGAGAAGCCAGACGCACTATGAAGATCGAAGTTAAAGTTCGGGGCAACTGCGAACAGTATCATTTGACTACTACCAGCTTCCTTGGAGAATGTCGCCTCGGCTCACGATGGGTTATGGGTGGAGACCTGCCCGATCTCGGATGGGATCAGCCTACAAAGGTATTGGCCGAGGAAGCGAGGAAGCAGTGGCAGTCTTATATCGACGAACGTCAGATCAACAGAAGCAAATCATCTCGACGAAGGGGGACGAAGTGACCACTTACGAAGACCAATCGAAGCGGGCACTGGAGATCGGCCTTCAGCAGGCAACCGAATGCAATGAGCGTTTATGGCTACACAACCGAAGAATGTTTGGTGCCCTTTACCATGTACACGAATCGATCAAGGCCATGAAAGAAAAGCCCGAGTGGATGAGCAGAGTTGTTGCAGCACTCGAGGACAAGGAGCCGTGAGCTGGGATGGATATTGTAATCTCATTGTTGAAGGACATGTGGTGCCTGCTGGGTCTTGGTTTATACGCCCCGAGGGGCAACAAGGTTTTACCGAAGACGATCTCATCTACTACACCAAGCCTGATGGAACTCAGGTGGGAACAAATGCGAGCGAGGTCGAGATCGTTGACCCCGTCTACGGAAAGGTTTACCCGTGATTACCTTCCTTCCTAACGAACGCTGGGTTCAGACACCCAAGGGCGAGGGGCTATGGCTTGCCCTGATTGACTATGGAAAGACCGACAACCCTGTCTACCTGATCGAGCTGAACACTGGAGAACATATCTGCGTGGATATGTGCGAGGTCAGGGGAACTGAGAACGCCATGTACGGACTGGACAGACCAAGCCAGCCAGAGAGGAAGATGTGACACACACCACTTGCATGACCGCACCCATCAGCCGTTACACCCCAACAACCGAGGAGCTTGCGGAGACTGCATATCGAGCAGTGATCGACACCATGAACGAAAGCCTAACATCTGGCAAACATGGTGACGGTTCATGGAACCAAGGCGTTGAATCTGACCCACGCTGGCACCTGAGTAGGGTGGCCAGACATGCCATACAGGCACTCATGTTGCTGGATGGTGTGGATCTGAAGGATCAGGAGTCGGTCAGAATCCATACAAGAAACGCATTGGCCAGATCCTGTCTAGCCCTTGCACAATTAGGAGGATAACAAAATGCCAGTCATAATCTTGCCAAAGCCGAAAAAAGAATTACCCTCAGTGGAGGTCGCAGTGAATAGTGGGAAGGGAGAACCTTCCACGGGCACCGTCTGTTCCTCAGTATGCAGCCCTGTTAAACACACTGCCGACCCTTTATTTTTAGATACTCCAACTGTTAAGCAGGACATGACAGCTGGGGTGTGTAGCCCGCTGGTGTTCACACCGAACCAGTGTACCTCGATCATCTTGGATGCACAGGTGACTGGGATGGAGAGGGCTAAGATTCTAAGGGGAGGGAAGTCGATCAAAAGTTATGCGAGGACATGCTCCTCGGCGTGGCTCCCGAGGAACGACAAGAACGATTGGATGTATAAGCGGATGATTGAGGCCACGGCTGAGATCAACGCAAACAACTACGGGTTCCAGATCGATGGCATCCAGTCCATTCAGATCCTGCGGTACCAGCCACTCCAGCGTTTTGATTGGCACTATGACACCTACCCAGATTCTGGCAGGAAACTAACCGCAGTCGTTAACCTGAGTGACCCGAAGGATTATGTCGGCGGTGGTCTCAGGATGTTGGGTGAACTCCACAACAAGAAGTATGTGAGGGATCGTGGTGCAGGGGTCTGGTTCCCGAGCTGTCTCAAGCATTGTGCAAAGGCACCTTGGTGGGGTGAGCGTTGGGTTCTTGTTGCTTGGTTCCTCGGAGGAAACTTCCGATGAAGTTCACCAAGGAATACCTGCAGGAGGCAGCACCCGATGCGATGAAGGCAGACGGGTACGATGACTGCATCGTCGGGATTGGTTACAGGTGTGGATCAAAAGCCGTGCTGGTCTACGACATCGACATGGTCGTGGAAAAGATAATGAAGAGGGATGGATGTAGCTACGACGATGCCCTCGACTTCTTCGAGTACAATATAGGCGGGGCTTATGTTGGTGACGGGACTCCCTTGTTTATGAATCGGAGGTTCGACCCGTGATCCAAGAACTCCCCAGCATTCTTGTCAGTGCAGTTGTTGTGCTTGGCCTGCTGAGTATTTTCCTCGTCGGGTTTATCTTTATCTGCGACGAGATCATCCAAAGGTTCAAGTGATCAAGGTTCGCCTCGAGCTTTATGAGATGCAGCTGGCCTGCTTGGTTGGCAAGGCGAGGAACTTGTCGGCACTCGTGAAGTCATCGAGGGATGCGTACCCTAGCGACAGCCAGAACGCATGGGGTCAGCATATCGACGGGGCGGGGGCAGAGCTGGCGTTCGCCAAGTTCATTGGCCTGTACTGGGACGGATCGGTGGACACCTACCGAAGCGGGACGGGGGATCTTCCGTTCACCCATGTGGATGTGAAGCACTCCCGAGATGGTAAGTGGAAGGTGAAGGAAAGGGACAGGGGGGAATTGGTTTTGGTTAGGGGCACGATGCCCGAGTACATCATCGAGGCGTACTGCACTGCCGAGGATGTTAAGAAGTATGCTCCAGCATATAGCGAGCCTAAGCTGTGGGCGGTGCCCGAGGACGAGAGGCAGAGGGATTTCACAAGCCTCAGAAAGAAGCTGTGGCGTAGGGCATTTGATTCGAGGGAGGGATTGAACCAACCCCCGATCAAATCCGCTACCGAATTACATAAGTGTATTTCAGCAGGGTCTCTGTAGCCGTCTGCGTAGCAGATGCTAACAGGATAAAAGAAAGACATAAGGCTAGTCCGATAGCCACCCCGCATAGAACGAGCGTGGTCGCACGAGCCTCACGAATCTTCCTATCAATAGTTAACTCAATCATCTGTTCCTCCTTTCTGTTTTTATCTGTCTCCGTACAGGGGTAACTCGAACTTGGTATTGAACCTATGCTCGAGCCACTTATCTATTGAGACGAGAGATCCTATGATCTCTTTCTTTTCTTTCTGTGTTATGGCTTTCGCCATGACCGAGTCTTTACCAACACGCACGATGTGCCTTAGCCAGTACCACTGATTGATATTGGGGCAGGACTTCATGTTGTTACCCTCACGCCGAATGCGTTTCCGCATTAGCTCGGAGTGAGTGCCGAGCAACACACCCGACAGACTCATTTCGTTTTCTCCTCGATGAACTCCAGCAACGCCTCTCGGACAATCGATCCGAGTGATCGGTCACCAGACTCCTTCGATATCTTCTCCATGTCTGCCCGTATTTCGTCGGGCAGGTTAACACTAATTCTCATAGCTCATCTCCTCCTGTACCTGTTCGAGACCAGCCCGAACACTTTCTTTGATGTGAACCTCTGCGACACTCTCGTCGAGTTCATCCGTACTTCGGATGACTCCCTCGTCTTTGAGTGTCTCGAGGATGGTTGCAGCAATCGTGTCGAGTGCTTCGTCATCCTCAAGAAGCTGGGATAGCTTCATCATTTTCTTTCCTTTCTTGGTTGTCTGTCAGATCACGAACAGCTTTGAAAAGCTGTTGGAGCTTCCAGTTGTTTTCGTTTCTCAGCTTCTCATCATGGATGCTGAAGTTGAGTCGCAGGTCGCACGAGATGTGGCTCGCATGATTCCCGCTGATCGTCAGGTCTACCCCGACCTTCCCGACTTTCTTTGTGTGTTTACTCGACGGCCACTCCGAGCGGAGGCACTTGTCGAGTGAGTAAGATGAGTTCTTGCTGAACGCATCTTCCCTTGGATCGTCGAGGGATTTGCCTGCCCTTATAAATCCAAGAGACCTCCTCAAGGCAAGTACTGTCCTCCTGTTACGCCTTCTGTTGACTGCATGGAATGCGTTCTCCGACTCGTACTTTGCGGGTAGCTCCCCAGCCAGCTTGTTCAACTCAGCGAACAGGGCTGGCACATAGGCCAAGCTGTCGCTCTTGAATCTCCACTTGATTGGTAGCTTGTAGTACTGGGAGAGAACCAGCCCCCAGTCGGACTGGATGCAGGTTGCCTCACCTCGCCCGCCTTGAAGGTGAACTCTTATGTCTGATCCACGGACAAAGATTTCTCCTAAGCCGTGGAGCTGGCAGTAAGCCTCAGCCTTTTCCTGTATCCACAGACTCGCCTTGTGCCACGCATCGTTTGATTGGGTGTCCCAAGTTGCCTTGGTGGGGATCAGTCGGGGGATGTTTCCACCGAGAGCATTTGTCACCGCATTCCTGATGATCCTTTCCGACACCTGCTTGGGTAGCAGGGACAGGAGGTTGGTCTTGGTGACCCAAACCTCCTGACCCTTGCCCGCTCTGTTTTTAATTACGCTCATTTTGCCACCACCTTTCTCTTGCTGGATTTGTTTCGCTTTAGTTTAGGGAAGTGCTTGCCGTCTCTAAGATGCGAGATGTCTCCCGCAAGGTAGTAGGCAAACGCCTCGGTCAACCCGTAGGCCAAGGCCAATGCTGGATCTGTAAACCCAAAGTCGCTGCTTATTGATCCAGCCTTAGCTTCCCAGCAGGGTGAGGAGGTGGACGGAACGAACCGACCATCCTCAGTGCGACAGAGTAGAATCTCAATCTCTCCGTCACCCTTGGCGAAGATGGATGGAGTAAACTCCCAGCCATGTCCGTCCTCTGGCACCCCGCTCCTACTGATCAACTGTTTCGCATAATCTCTTGCCTTGGGTCGGATGATTGATTCGATATCGTTAATCGAATCTGAGTCATCTTCTCCGTATAACCTCTGACACTTTTCGTATGCGTTATTAAGTTCAAGAATCTTTGACCTGTCAGATTTGCTGAGTCGGTCAAATATCTCTTTGATGTGTGTTTTGTTTTTGTTGTTCATGTTGTCTGTTCCTTTTAGTTGTGGCTTGGGAGCTGACCCACATTGGGTGAGCCAGCTCCCTCGCCGATTTGTCATCCCTCCCGAGGGATGTTGACCAGCTCCCCATACGG